GCTTTCTTCCATGAAGTCCGACCAGTTAAACTCGCGATTAGTGCACTTATCCCATTCGCCGCTGATACACACCAACCGACAAGTGTAGATAGAGCCGGAACAATTAAACTAATTATCGGTGAAAATGCAGAAGCAAGCTGTGCTTTCAGGGTCGTTAGTTGCGCCTTTAAAGTATTTACAGATGAGTTCAAAGCCGAGTCATAGTTTAAATACGTACCAAAGGCATTAACTACATCATTCTTTAATTGGCGGAAGCCCTGAGTTATAACTCGGAAAACGAACGCTAAACTGGCGAGTCGTAAAACTCTATTTACAAACCCACCAATTGAGCTCCCAATAGATTTAAGCAGATTTAAGCCTAATAAAGACTTTGAAACCTCAAAGAATCCTTTACTTAGCGTACCAACGCCCTTTGAGAGGGCTTTTATACCCTTTATAGAGGCGTGGCCGAATAAAGTGATTAATTTACCAGATACATTTTTCGCCACCGTTGCAAGCGATTTTAAGGTGTGTATTAGCGTTTTAGTCGCAGTAACAGCGGTTCTGCCTACCCACTTTAATACAGAGGCGCCCATATTTATTATCGGTGTAACAACTGATTTAGCCATAGAAGAGATACTTCTTCCAATCCCTGAAATATTCTTTTTAACCCTATCCTGCTGCCTCTGCTGGAACACAATTTGACGATCTGCTTCTCTTTGAGCATTTATCTCATAACTTTGGCTATTTAAAGCCATACGAGAGCTGTGCGCCTCTTCACTTCTTTTATCTCTCGCCTCCCTGCTAGCTATACTGGACTCAACATTCGCAGTATCTGCAGCTAGTTTTTCCATTTTTGCTATGTGTTTTTCCTGTTCGCGCTCCTCTCTACTATTCGCTCTCTCTAGTTTTGATTGTGACTCTTCTCTTTTTCTATCATTATTATCCCTAATTGCTTGAGTTTGAGCGTTTACTTTGTCTAAATCCGCTGCATGTTTTTCAGCTGCTCTAACTTCTTTACTATTTAAAGCCGCTAAAGAAGCTTCGTGCATTTCTTGGGCTCTTAAGTCCTTATTTTTAGCTGCCTCAAGCCTCTGAGCAGATTCCTCAACCGCCCTTGCTTCCTTTTTATTAGCTAAATCTATTCTTTGGGCAGACTCCTCAGCTGCTCTCGCCTCTCTATTATTAGTTATCTCTATTCTTCTAGCACGATCCTCCGCCGCCTGAGCCGCTTTTATCTCACTAGCTTCCTGCTTTTCAACCTCTTTAGTTAAAGATGCTGCCTCTTTACCGACTCTCATTAATGCAACTGTGTCCTCTTGCAGCATTTCCTTCCAAAGCTCAGCCCCCCTGTTCGCATCATTAAAGGCTTTTATAGACTCTTCGTTAATAGGAAGTGCAGACCTCTCGGCGCTAATTTCTGCTATTCTTTTATTTGCTGATTCAAGTTCTCCCGAAAACTGCTTTACTCTACTATTAGAACTGGCCATTCTTTCTTCAAGAGTTTTTAAGGACAACCCCGCTGTTTCACTTTTCTTAAGTACCCCCTGCCACTTTTCTGTCTCCGCCTTAGCCTCTTTAAGTCGTGATACTAAGTTATCATTTAGGGAAACACCCGCTTTACTAAAATTTTCCTCTATACCCCTCTGCTCTTCTTTTACAGCATCTAATTCAGCAGTTAACTCCGGAATTTTACTACTCATTCCTGGTATTAGGCTAGCAGAGCCTATATTTCTTTGTATCGTAGAACTTTTTTTAACTAGCTCATTATACCTTTCTTGATCCTTTATTAGCCCCTCTAACCTCTCTACCTCTTTTTGTGACCCCCCTAAATTTCTCTGCGCATCCGCCTTACCAGCCGCATCTAATAGGCTTGCTCGAGCTCTATTCACCTGACCTCCTACCTTTAAAAGATAGGATGTCTCCTCCTCTAATGCCCGTTCTAAAGACTCTTTAACTCCCTCGAGCGACTTAATCTGGTTATCTAAATTAACCGCTTTGTCTATATTTCTAGCATTTATACCTTTTTTATTTAGGTCATCTAGCGTGTCAGAAAACTCTTTCAACTTACCCGCTGAGACATCAACATCAAGCATCTTATTAAGAGACTCTATTTGATGGGCTAACATATCCCGCTTTTTACTAATTTTTTGATATTCTTTAGTAAAATAATTGCCCTCTCCAAGACTTTCTAGCTTTTTATCATACTCTTCAATTTTTTTCTCAGACTCAGCAATAAAAGAGTTAATACTTTTAAAGCCATCATCTATATTAGATGCATCTATTTTTGCCTTAATTAAAAACTCATTAGCCACAATCTCACCCGCCTATACTTATTTGTCCGCGTAAGATTCGAAAATCTCTACACGTTTCTTTTCTTCATCACTAAGCACAGCGGTTCCCCCAAAATACTCCGCCATTAAATAGTCGTCTTCCTCTTTTTCCTCTTTCGAAAGTGGTTTACCCAGTCTGTATGCCTTTTTAGCATCCTGGAATGCACGCAAATCATCACCCTTTAATCCCTTAGGCATTTTCTTTACTCGGATATCTAGTACCCTCGTATAACTACACTCATCCAGATTACTCAAAAGACCCATGAACACCCAGTAATGCATTTCATCTATTGAATTTAGGTCTATCTGGTACTGTGATAGAAATGCTGCATAGATTCTCCACTGATCAACGTCGAAATCACTAGTTCTAATATCCTTATGCCTACTCTCTACTGGATTATCGTGAAACCACCCATTTATATAAAAATTAACGCAGTCCTTGATGACCTCAGGGTCATCTGGTCTGTCCCCTGTAAATATCAAGTCCTGCGTCAAAGCAATCTTCTCTATATTATCGAGTTCCGAATCATCCTGGATCAAACTTATCTGGATGCCGACTCTAAAATCAAAGTCTAATGGGTAAAATTTGCCACTTTTTTCATCCTCATAGCCTGTTGGCAAAGGATCAAGTAGCACATTATTCATTTATCGGCACCACCTTACTATTCTTACCCTTACGATTCCTGTTATAGCGACCCTTCACCCTCTCAAATCTAGCGTTATAAACTTCATTAAGTACTGGGGTAATTTCTTCAAGGAAGTCTGCAATACAGTCCTCATCCGGTAAAAAGCCGGGATTAACCTCATAACTTACCCTAAAGTACTTTTTAAGTGTATCCTGTCCGAAGAGTGCATTAATCTGCTCCTCACACTCCCTGTAGAACTTAGTCTGTATTTCAACTAGATCACTTAGCTGCTCCAAGTCGATCTCGCTATTTCCGTCCTCATCCTGAGTGATTATCTGGCGACCCTCATACTGCTTATCCTTCTCTTCAGCCAATTTACCTAACTCTTTTTGCTTTTCCTCTACCCACTTTAAGAGATTAATGTATCTAGTCTGAAAAGATGCATCAGCAGGATCCAACATTATATAGTCGCCAAAATCATTAACCGTTACCTTTACAAGGTTCTCAGTCAGTTTTTTACCAATCGAATAACTCATATCTATATTCCTCCCCCAGAATCTTTCTTTTTACAAATTGGAGTGCGGATTTTACTCCACACTCCAGTACATTTAACTACTATCAGCCGCCCATCAATCAGCCGCCTGATGCAGCTGTGAAAGTCGGATTTAAAACATCCCCTGAAGAAACTGCAACAGTACCCGGGGTTCTGGCTCCATCCTCATACAGATCGAACGGGATGTGATAGCCTGAAGTATCACCACCAGAGCTTGTAACAGCAACTTTAACATTTACCTTATAACCTGTACCTGTTAAAGCCTTAGTGTTGCCCTTAACTACCTCATCATTAAGAGTTGCAACTAACATCTCGAAAGTGCAATTCTCATCATCCTTCAGCAACTCATTATTAATCTTTTCAATCTGGGTATAAATAGAGTCATCAGAGTCCGCCGTGTACTCCAATGAGGTTTGGGGATTGTAGCCTGAATGGGTAACATAAGCGGCTCCAGTAACATCCTTACTATTTTCAACGTCCGGATTATTTTCTATCGAAAGGTCTTCCTCGCGTACTCCAAGTAAGGTATAAGCGCCTGTGTCCCCGAACCTTAACCAAGCTGCTCTACGACCACGCAATAATCTAGCCATAGTATCACTCCTTCTCGTATAAAATTAAACCATTACGTACAAACACTATTGAGCCATCATCCTGCGCCTCACTCCGATATGTGGTGGAGTCCATTAAAATCTGAACTACTACCCTATCATCTGATAGCGCTGGATACGGCCGCTGCTCTAACCAATCGGCAATATCATCTACTAAACTCTCAGCCTCAAAACTGAGATTGTTATCGGTCGGCATCGTTTTTAATAAAATCTCAAATGGTAACTGGGCTTCATAGGCCCCAGTTACATATTTCTTAGTTATTTTTCCTCCCGGGACGGTTAAAAATCCGATGTGATTTATACCATTTATCCCCTGATAATCCACTTCGCACTCGGCGGGGAGACTAGGATAAGTGCATACCCTATCATAGATTAGGGCTCCGACCCGCTTATATTCGGAGGATGACAGTGGGGTAGCATTACTATTGTTATTAGGCATTTAACACTACCTCCTTTACTTTCCCCACACTTCCCAGTGGGGTATTAAACCAAACCGATCAACTGATGAGATTCTAAAACAGTTATTATATTTCTTTTTCATAACTTCAAAGAAGTTACTGGTGACCTCATCTCCTGAGTGATCACCCTCTATAAAGAAACTCCCCTTATCAGAGTCAAGAGTCCAATACTCTGACTTCTGCTCATCTGTTAATGAATCCCATTCTGCCCTGACTTTAAAGGGCTTATCTGACGAGCTTAACTCGTCATCTATATGCAATCGGGCGGAATCTGCGGCTTCTAGGCCGCTCTTCATTATATTAGTACCCCTACTTACAAGTAGGCGCACATTACGAATGACCGTGGGAAACCACTTTTCATCTACTCCTAAGGTATTTTTAGTGGTATTTCTATTAAAAATTGTAACCGTGTCTATATAAAAAACATCACCCATTTAACATCATCTCCCCGCTCTCATCACCATCGACCTGCGAAATATGGGTTCACCCCGCTATTTTGTAAAAACACATCGGGGTATGCATAGACCAGTAGAGCGTTCTTAAGCAAATCAGTCTTTTTATCCTCACTGGCTAGCGCCTCGTCGTACACGGTTTTTTTACTCTCATAGCTGATGGACTCGCCTCCTGATGTCCGAGACTTAACATTCGAGGCTGAACTGCTACCACTTACAGCATCGTCCTCAGCTTTAGAAAGTCGCTGAATTGTTTCTAAACAGTTGCATACCCCGTACTGCAAGGCCTCTAACTCAGCCTCAGTTAGCGGAGTAAACATTCCTCTAATAATTTGCCCATATGCGCCATCATTGACTACAATATGCCCGAAAGTTATTTTATTTAGAAACAATTCAGCTAACTTTTCATACCTAGGAAAGTCATTCTCCAATACGGATGAACCGTTATAGGTATTTGTATAGAACTCATAAGTCACTAACATCCGTATCTACCGCCCTTTCCGATTGATTAAATATTATTCTGGCCATCAGAGTACCCCTGATAGCCAGATGTCATTATTGACCCAAACCATTCATAGGCTTATTCAGCCTATCACTCAGACTCTACATACTTGATCAGATCTGGAGTCACAGCCTTAGTACCATAACTGAAGAAAAGATCCACTGAATACGCATTTGTCTGTGGTACTCTCTCTGCCTGATAGCCGTCAGATACAACCGGCTGAGCGATAGAACCGTCTGCCATTACACAGAACTTGCATTTATCGGGCAAATGTACCGATTTAAAGGTTCTGCAACCGTTATACTCAAGGAATTCATCCTCTTCACCGGTTGCAAAGTTATGGCGTGTAGTACTCTGTAAGTACTTTCTAATAGCTCCATAGACAGTCGGGGTGGCAACTACAGAAATCATCGCCCTAGGTACACCATCAACGAAGGCATTCTTTGTACCCTCAACTGCTTCAATACACTCTTCTACCTGATCAGCAACAGCTGCCTCAGTCGGGGTAAACTCAGTACCCTCA